TCCTGCAATTCTAACTCTTTCTTTCTTGTATAAGTCAAACCCAAGATCAATGGTGACATCAATAGTATCGCCGTCAAGAACACGGTTTATCTCCGTCACTCGGAAGTTGTAACAACTCTTCCTGCTTGGTGGTGTCATCGCTCCCATCATTCATCTCCGCAAAGCTCATCTTTAGTATATAGTAGATATACCAAGTCACTATTATGACCAGTATTCCAACCATCCATATGACTCCCCAGACTACCATGATTTGATATTAATATCATACGCTATTGACATCCGTTCATCTGTGGATAGTTTTGCTCTATGATAGAGCATTGAGTTGAATATTACTAAGTCTCCAGATCTAACTGGCAACTCATAGAAACTAGAGTTATAGCAGTTCATATCATATACATCTTCGATAGGTATTTGTGATAGAAAATAATCAGAGAATGGAGAGAAAAATTGTATTACTCCATCAGTAGATAGTGGATAGTAAATAGCAGACAAAAAACTATTTCTATGATTATGTGGTTCTTCTATATCTTTATTGAAATTGTAATTACACCAGACTTTTTTTATCTTTAACTCCTTGCTTTTACAGGTCGAGTTTAAGATATGTTTGCCTTCTTTTAAGATGCGACAATTTAACTCTGATAATAATGCATCAGAGATATCCAAATTTCTATGGTCGTCTCCTGATCTAACTAGATCTGAGATTTTTTCGTTATCAATATCACTAAGGTGAAATTGAGATAACCCAACTCCAAATAATAAAGTATTAAACATTTACACTAATATGGGATGTGCCCATGCTATTGGTATAAGGAATGTTCCTGTCCCAATAATTATACCAAAAAGAATACATGATGATTTGATTGGTAAGTTTTTCATTTTTATTTGTTTGTAATTGAACCAGTAATTACTTTCCAGAAACCGTGTAGTGCTGTCATCACAGGGTAAGGATCTTCAGATTTGATTTCATCAAACATATACATGTTTAATCTAAACGCATGATTTGCTTCTACAAACACAGCATTCTTTTGTGATTGATCTAAATCTAATTGATCAAGGACTGCCCTATAAGTTGTTTTCCATTCTTTAGCATCATGAATCTCAGGAAATTCGTAGAAATTTAAACCCTCTCCTGTAGGAGGATTGAGTGCACTCTTTGCTATTTTGCAAAGAATTTGTCCACCTGATAGATCACCTATGTACCTAGTATAATGATGAGCAAGTAAAAGATATGGATCTTCTTGTGCTAATTCAGTTAGTCTAGAACAATATGTATCACATGCGGGTGAAGACTCTATCTTCTCTTTCCAATAAGGACCGTAATAATATACTAGATCCTTTTCTAATGATTGACTACGATCAAGTTCTGATTGCCATCCCTGTAATATTCTTACAGTTGGATCTTCAGAATCATTGATTAGTTTTTCCATAGTACTGTAAACATACCAGAAGTTGGCAATGAGTTTACGATACTCCTCAGGGTCAACAACCCCTCTAAGAAATCCTGCAACAAATTTTGTATTCTCTGCTGCGGAATGAGATTCCTTAGTCGCTTCTTTTAATTCTTTACTGAACATAATATTAATAGGTATTTATACTACTCTGCCTGGCATATAGTCCATTTTGTCTAGGCATTCTGACAACATTTTCCCATACTCGTTAAACAGTTTATCGCCAGCAATATAACTTCTCTGTCTTCTCCAGATTGCTTCTGCAAGCATCTGCCTTTCCCTTTCAGAGAAAGTTTCAAATCTTGTTTTTATTTTCATTATTCTGATGGGGTCAAGTTTTGCTCTGAATAAATTCTGAGTTTATTGATTAAATCATCGTATTTTTCCCATAGATCCTCTGATCCTGTTTGCTCTTGATAGACCAAACAAGCTCTGATTAGATATTGAACATCGCCATTGTTTAGACGCATTTTTTCATTAGGTATTCATACTATAATTATACTCAATATTATATCACATTACACGTTGTGTTAGCAATTCCAAGCTCTTAGTGATTTGTTGATCCTACTATCAGGATCACTGGCAGTTTTCTTTGAAGTTAATTTCTTTTTCATTCCTTTCATTCTAGCACAGAATGATGAGCGACGGGGATTTCCAACCTTCTTGCTTGGTGCTTTAAGGTCAGATCCAGGATTTGATCTTTCGTAAGACTTCCTACCCTTCTCATTAAGTCCACCTTCTTTGTTCTTGCCAGCCTTCTTTGTCCAGGCTGCACCTTCTAAAATTCCGTTATCCTGCACATTGGCAGACTCAGCGAGTCTTTTAAATTCTTTGTATCTCATGTACCATGTCAGGGTCTCTGCATTTATTTATGCATTTATAGCACTGTTAGTTACACCATGTCGCTGATATGCAGCAGGAGTTCTTGTAGTGTTATTAGTATTTCTTGCTTGATATGTACCAGGTGTTCTTGTTGTATTGTTAGTATTCCTTGCCTGATAGTCTCCATTCCAGTTCTTATATGTAACTGTTGCCCATCCTTCATTACCAGAAAACTGGTTGACAGTTGAACTGCCAGGTTGAGGATCTACTGGATCACAATTCTTATCGTTTCTTTGATATGCCATTAGCGTTTACCTCCACCCATTTCTTTGAGCATTTTTTGTAACTCTGTAGTACTACCAACAAACATAGCGTTGTTAGTGACTTTACTAGGACCTCTTTCTTCTGCAGAAATATCCTTCATCTTTTTATGTAGGTCTTGTAATTTTTCAGTCATATCTGAAACATGCTTCATTGCTGCTACAGCAACTTCATATGCTCTAGGATGCCCACTTTCCTGTGCAACCTCTAACGCTCCTCTGACTGCCTCCTGACCCTGATCTATGAGAGAGTACAACTCTCCACGAGTATATTCATAATCTTTTTCTAGATCATCTTCCTTAGATTTTACTTTAGGAATGTTAGGTTTTGTAACAGGTTCTACTTCCATGTTAAGAAGTTCTTCCATATTATCTTCTAGGTTCATAAGAATTCTATCCCTTCATTAAATCCAAAGTCATCACCAGCATCTACTAATACGTCATCAGCAGCATCTATCTGACCATCACTATTGATATCTGTTTTTGCTTTTGGTGTGTATGTTCTTGTAATAGTTCTGCGGTTAGTTGCAGCATCACCAAGTGTCTCATGTATGATTGCTTTCTTGATAACGTCTGATGTGTTGTAAGGACCGTATAGATAAGTCTTCATCTGGAACTGTAAAGTATAGATGATATATCTACGCTCATAGAAACTGTCGTCCCATGTATCTTCATATGATACATTGTTTAATACAACAGCAATATCTCTCTTCTCATTCATATCAGGAATCATGTTGAGAGTTACAGAGAATGATGGTTGGAAGTATGGTAGTATCTGCTCAGTAATTTGTAAAGCATCGTCTTGTGACTTTGCCATGACACCAAGTTCAAATGATAAGTTGTATGGCACAGGAACGTACTGTACTCTAACCTCACCACCATTATCATTGATGATTGTTTTATATTTTTGTATAGGAGAAGTTTTACGGGTAGGATCGTAATCAATACTTGTCATTTCAAAGTACAGTCTAGGTAAAGTAATTGCTACCTTTCTAGAACTAGCGTTCTCTTCTAGACGTACAATAAATTTTTGCTTAGGACCGTATGCCAACGGTACTTTTAATTCTTCTAATACAGCACCAGTGCTTGGATCTGTACTCTTCATTGTAATATTATTGAAGAGTGTTCCAAATGCTATGATGTTCTTACGAACTATCTGGTTGTAAAAGTGTGATCCTAACATTAGATACTACCTGTAAAATTACCAAATTCACCGAATGGATTACCTTCTGACCAATCAACTACATTGTCAGCTTCATTTTCGATTGCTCTATTCTGATCGTATTCACTTGCTGTATTCTGTAATGTATCAAAGGTTGATACAACCCATACAGCACTACTATCATTTCCTGTGAGTGATTCGTTCGCAGCAAATGTTCCAGTCCTATTAATTACTTGTAGTATTCTTGTAGAACTATCCCATGCTTTGACTTCTGCAGTGGTAGAAGTAGTACCACCAGTTACCGTCTCACCAACAGTAAAGTCTCCTGTGCCCCCGACACCCATTGTAAGAGATATAGCAGTATCGAATAATACTTCTATTGCATCTATCTCTGCAATACCAGTTGCAAGATCGTCTGAACCAACCTGATATAGTTCTGCAGTAATCGCATAAAATTGAATCTTACCAAACTGGAAGAATGGTTCTTCCTTTCCGACATACTTAATTTCATACAAGTTCTGTGTGAGAGGATAATATAATAAGTCTCCCTCATTAGGTCTCTCAGGAACTGTGAGTTTTGCAGACATACTATGCTCTGCTACTTCCTCATCCCATCTTTTTGTAGACACACGAAAAATTATCTCGTCTGTGATGGTCAAACCAAATTTACTTATGAATTCTGCATTATCTCCAAAACCCATGACGTTAACTAACATCATTTCTATTTGGAATTGGTCTTGATACTTGGTGTATCTAACTTCATCCAAAGTGCTATCTGCTAAGATTGTTTTGGGTAGATAGTATATGTCAGAACCAAACAGTTTGATTTGCTCATCCACAAGATTCTGAACGAGGGTTTGTTCACCACTGTGACCTTGATGATAAGTTGGGAAATAGGAACTGGTAGGCATTTTATCCGATCATATCCATTGGCGGTATAGCATACTTACTGAGAACTTCTGCTTCGATCTTCTCAATTTCTGCTAGTGCGTCCATGTAAAGTTCTCTACCATTAAGTGTTACACCACCTGGTAGTTGTACATTATTATATTTGATTAAGTTCTGTCCCCACTGTTTCTTTAACAGTGAAGTAGCATATCTTTTTACAAATATATCATTATACATTTCTGTTGCATCTGTAGGATCAATCATACGATGAGCCTCTATCAATAGATTCTGTCCTTCTTGTAAGAAGTCTTTATCTATGTCAAGATACAAACGATCACGACGCTGAGTATATCTAAACTGCTGGAATGAACCATTGTTTAAAACCATATCTAGAGTCTCTAGATATTGTTTGGTCATGTAGTAGTTTAAGATATCAAGGGATCCAAAAGCATACAAGTCATTTAAGAACATTCTATACTCAACACCAAATAAGTTAGAACGAATAGAGTTACCTACCATTCCAAAAACCTTACTGATACCAGTTACATGAGCTGGTATAGGTATATAATTTGTTGCTTCATTCCAAGTTACAGTATCTGAACCATCTGTTTTTGTTGTAGAAACAGTTGCTGCAAGACGAGTCTTATCAGCAGCAGTTATCTCATGCACAAGATAACAACGCTCCATACCATTGTAACAATTCTCTTGGAAGAACTGAAACGTGTCGTCTATAACATTATTTACTTGTTCATCATCAACGTTAACCTGTAACACAGGTTCTCCTAAATTCCTCTTACAATATGTAATCAGATCAGTTTTAGATGCTGGCGTTGCCATTAGATACTATAATCCCTTCTTTCCTATTTAGGAAGGTTCAACGCTTGCGGGTGCTGCGTCAGGTGTTTCTTCTTTTTGTTCTAGTAATCCTAGGGTTTCTAGACCACCTACTAATTTAAGTTTATATTCTTTTGCTTTTGCTAAATTTGTTTCTAACTCTGTTATTTGAGCATCCGTCTTTCCTATTTGCTCTTCAAAGTTTGTTTTAAGTTGTGCTGGATCCATGGTTATCAAGGGATGAAATTAAAGTTTATTACAAATCGAGGTTTCTCTGTTGGTTTACTACTCGAATGAAATCGTAGACCATCAAAGAAAACGCATCTACCTTTTATAGGAGATACTCTACTATTTATACCATATTCAGCAAGCGGTTCCCCGTACATCCTTTCGCTAAAATACGTGTCACCGTCACTGTTTGATGCATAATATAGGCATGTCAAATGTGGGTCTGGTAGATCAACATGCATAGAATCATACTCCTTTGTTCTCACACCTGGCGTTTGTAAAAAACATCTACCACGTATGACTTTTGATATTGATATGCCTGTGTTATGACATGCTTCAAATACTAATGGAAGAAACAATCCAGAATATTTACTTGTAGAATTGCCATTCAATATAAACATATGAGAGAAACCTACTAACTGACTCTCACCATCTTCACTAAGATTGTCATGGTACACCCACCTAAAGTCTGTATCATATCTCATAGTGCTCTCTATAAGATTTTGATAGTTAGGATTAATACAGTTGTCTTTAATAATGTTCTTCATCTACACCCTCCACATTCCATATCAAATTACCAGATACTGTGACCCTTTCTTTCTGTGTAGATTTAAAAGGATATACAGCATGTTTAGTTGTAGATGGAAACATAAGTATTACACCGTTCCAAGAGTTGTCTACTGGAAGAACATCTGCTTCTAATTGGAATGCACCATTACTGTTATGTGATTCTCTTTCTTCAGAACCATATGGTATGTCTGTAAAGATTACAAAACTTACAATACCAGAATGAGTATGTATAGGATTGTATTCATACTGTTGCTGATAATTTACCCATAGGTTTCTTAGTCTTATGAAAGGAGTTACATTTTTAGTATCTTGAAAATCCCACGGGCATGTTTGATATACCTGAGACCATAACTGTGTAGATAGTCCAACAACATATTCTTCAAACTGTGAACTCCAATCAGATAGACTAGATTGTTGTTCTAATGCACCAGCAAGTTTGTTGTTGTAATTCCAAGTCTCTTCCTTCCTTCTTGTCTGTGTGTAAGAAAGTAATTCTTGATATAAATTTTGTGGCATTTTCTCTGATAGAAAAGAGAAACTATCTTGACTGTACATCATGCGTATAAGTCAGCACTTAAACTGTATCGTTTTTCATTTTGAATACCTTTACCAGGCATGTGTGGTAGGTTAGATGGAAAGATAAACCAAGTTAATAATTTCTTAGGTAGAAAATATGGATCTCTTTTTGGCATAGGAAACATAGTAGTTCCAGACTCACCTAGTTTTATATACATTATACCAGATAATGTAAAGGGATTCTCTGGATTGTGTGAGTGCATGTATGGTTCTATTGGATTATCATTCCAATCTACATACACCCATGAATTTATTTGAAAATCAAATATGTCCATACCCCAGTATCTAGAACAAGCATCATGGAATGACCATTTTAATTTTTTAATAATAGGTTCATCATACTCCAAGAAGTCATCTTTACCATCAGTAAAGGTAAGTTTAGATACGTGAGCCATATTTTTAGTAAGAGCACTGTTCTCAACAGAAGTATCAATAAACTTTACCAGTTCATCTGCATCAATGTCTACTGGATATTCTCTAATTCCTAATACCATTTTCTTGTATTCTGTGCAATTATATTATCGTGAATATCAGGATCACAAAATGAGAAAGCAATCGTAGTTCTAATCTCATTACCTATCAATGTGTTAGGTGGTTGTCCTTTATGCAACCAGTTTGAGGGAAGTAATGCACCTGTATTGGGTATGTATGGTACGTGATGATATTCTTCATCTGGTGTTTGACACACAAATTCACCACCCCATTCCTGATCCCAATGTGGTTGATTAAAGTATATAAATGTCCACACACCATGTTCTTCCCAGTCCTTATGAAACATTGTATTCTGTCCTGCTGTCTGTCCATTAGCATGTATCTTACAGAGTTTTATATCTCTCCTAAGAAATTTCATTATCTTTAATCTAATAGTAGTAGCACACTTAGTGAATATTAAATCTGTTCTTAATGGATGTTGCCATGATACTGGATCTCCTTTACCATAAGATGCATTATTAAATGTCCATGTGGCAAGAGTGCTCATAGAAGGAGACTTACGATCAAAGTAATCCCACAATGGTATTATCTCCTTTTCAGATAATACATTATAAATGACGTGAGGTTTATTCATTAATCACCCCATATTTGAATTGTATATCTATGCTCAGGTGCATCATGTCCAACAGTAGTCACTA